TTTTTAAAGTTGTGTAAAATTTGTACAGCTTTTAAAGTTGTGTAATTTTTGTACAGTTTATAAATTGTATAAACTTTATACACTTTTCACGGGGCATAAACTAGACTTCAAAAGCTTGTAAAGTATGACACTTTAAACGGGGAGTATGACACTTTTAAAGCTTGTGAAGTTTGTAAAGTTATCCACAGAGTTATCCACAGGTTATACATGACACACTTTAAAAGTGGATAAGCTGTTGATATCCTGTTGATAAGTTTTTAAAGTAGGGGGGGCAGGATGCACACGGGGGGTGGGTGGGTATATATATAAATCTTATACATTTCTACCCAATAGTGGTATTAACCAGTTGGGCTTTATAAAGCTTTAAAACTTTACAAACGTGATAAGCTTTTATATACTTTACAACACAGAATAACTCCTAATATTTTATAGTTGTTAGTGTTAGTTTGGGGGATAATAAAGAAGGACTAGAGTAGGACTAGGGTGGGGCTATATTAGGTATTTAAAACGGGGGACATTTTCAATTATATTATACACATACTTTTCAAGTTTGTCAAGTACTTTCTTCAATTACTTTAAATTACATCAAAAGACTTGACAAATGTTAAAAGATACTATATAATAATACCATGAGTTACTTGCCAGAGAAGAAAAGAAATCTAACTGAGAAACAAGAAGCATTCTTGAATCACTTAGTAGAGACTGGTGGGGATTTCAAAAAGTCAGCCGAACTTGCAGGGTATTCAGGCAATCACTATCAAATATTAAAATCACTTAAAAACGAAGTAGTGGATTTAGCCAGTGACGTACTTGCAAGGGAAGCTCCTACTGCAGCATTCAAGCTTATAGAGGTTATGAAATCTGATAAGCCTGTTCCTCAAGCTAACAACAAGCTACAAGCTGCACAGACGATACTAGATAGGGCTGGTGTTGTTAAGACCGATAAGGTTGATATTAATCATAATGTCAGTGGTGGTATCTTTATACTACCAGAGAAACATACGATTGATATAGAAGCAGAAGATGTTAGCTATGAATAAGCTTTGGATAACTGAGTATATAGATGCACATGAAGGAATTGCAATAGGTCCTTACATTAAAGCAGATACCATTGCCCAAGCAAGTAGAATAGCTATACAGTATGGGTTGTTAGTTCTAGGAGAGATTCAAGAGCTACAACATGAAGAACAAGAAATAAAAAAAATAGTCCATTAGGACTAGGACAGTACACTAATGAGCATTGAATATAGAGGAGAAAGGTTTTCAGGTTATAACAAACCTAAACGTACTCCAAAACATCCAACTAAATCACACGTAGTTCTTGCAAAAGAAGGCACAACTATTAAAATGATTAGGTTCGGTGAACAAGGTGCTAGTACTGCTGGTAAGCCTAAAGCAGGTGAATCAGCTAGAATGAAAGCAAAGAGAAAGTCTTTTAAAGCGAGACACGGTAAGAATATTAAGAAAGGTAAACTATCAGCAGCTTACTGGGCTGATAAGGTTAAGTGGTAAGATGGGTAAACAAATAGGAAGCGATAGCCCTGACGGAGCTGTTAAGTTTAGAGAAAGAGTATATAAACCTTCGTGGCACGGAGGCAAAGGTTCTAAACCTCGTATCGATATACACTCTAAACAATACAGAGATAATTGGGATGCAATATTTGGAAAGTCAAAAGGAGATGAAGATGCCGACAAAGAAAACGAAAGCTAAATCAACCGTGAACAAAGCTGGTAACTATACCAAGCCAACTATGCGTAAGAGACTTTTCGAGAAGATTAAAGCCGGTACCAAAGGTGGTAAAGCCGGGCAATGGTCAGCTCGAAAAGCCCAGCTCCTTGCAAAAGAGTACAAATCCAAAGGGGGAGGATATAAATAATATGAAAAGGATAGAAGAATTTATGATAGATATGATGGATAAACTAAACAAAGCATACGCTAAGTTATTTAAAAAGTGTTTAACACCAACAACAAAGAAAAAGAATGTCACTAAAAGAAAGCCAAAGAAGTCTTAGAGCTTGGACCAAACAAGACTGGGGTACTAAGAGCGGTAAAAAGTCGTCAGAGACGGGTGAAAGATATCTCCCGAAAAAGGCGATTGCATCACTTTCGGATTCGGAGTATGCGTCTACAACGAGAGCTAAAAGAAAAGGAACAAAAGCTGGAAAGCAACACGTAGCACAACCTGATAAAATTAAAAGAAAGACAAGACAGTATAGAAAAGTATGAAAGAAGGATATATAAAAAGAGCTACATCAACTATACCTTTTGGGTATCAGTTAGCTGAAGAAGCTAGTTCTTTTCTTAGACCTATTGAAGATGAGTTAGAAGCTTTGCAGATTGCAGAGAACATGGTAGTCAACGAAGAGATATCGTTACAGGCTGCATGTGATTGGTTAGAATATAAAACGGACAGACGCATGTCTGCTCCGGGACTTAAAAAACACATAGATAAAAAGTATGGATTACGAAGCGAAAGATTGGGAACTGAATCCTCATCTTTACTTGCAAGATAACGAAGGTAATTTTGTAAAGAACAAAGATGGTACGCCTCGTAAGAAAGGTGGTAGACCTCCTAAAGATGCACAAGATGCAGCACGTAGGACTATTACTCGTAAACAAAAGAACATCAGAAAACTTGAAGAGAAGCTAAACAACGCTAAGAAATCATTCAAGAAACAAAAGACAACACTTGAAAAGCTGGACAATACTAAAGAAGGTATTGTTACAGAAAGTGATTTAGATACATTACCCAAAGCTGTTAAAGAAGTACTTGATAATCATCATGTATTCTTCCACGCTAACGAAGGTCCACAAACAGACTTCCTTGCTGCTGGTGAGAAAGATGTATTATATGGTGGAGCTGCTGGTGGTGGTAAATCATATGCCATGATTGTTGACCCACTAAGATATGCACACAGGTCTGCACACAGAGCTTTAATACTTAGAAGGTCTATGCCAGAGCTTAGAGAGATGATTGATAAGTCTCGTGAACTATATCCACAAGCATTTCCCGGTGCTAAGTTCAGAGAAGTAGAAAAGCTTTGGAACTTTCCAAGCGGTGCAAAGGTAGAGTTTGGATTCCTTGAAAGAGATGCAGACGTATATCGTTATCAAGGACAAGCATATAGCTGGATAGGGTTTGATGAAATAACCCACCTACCTACAGAATTTAGTTGGAACTATCTTGCTTCACGTCTTAGAACAACAGACAAAGAAATAGAAACGTATCTACGCTGTACTGCTAACCCCGGTGGTGTTGGTTCTCATTGGGTAAAAAAAAGATACATAGAACCAAACGAATCAAACAAATCATTCAAAGGTCAAGATGGACTAACAAGAAAGTTTATTCCTGCTAAGTTAGCTGATAACCCTTATCTAGCAGAAGATGGTATATACGAGCAGATGCTTAAATCTTTACCACCTATACAACGTAGACAACTGTTAGAAGGTAACTGGGATGTAGCTGAAGGAGCTGCATTTGTTGAGTTTAGTCCTGAACATCACATCATTACACCTTTTGTACTACCTGTACATTGGGAAAGAGTTAAAGCAGTTGACTACGGATACGCTGCAGAATCTTGTTGTTTATGGGGTATTATGGACATGAACGATAATACTTTAATAATATATAGAGAATTATACAGAAAAGGCTTGACAGGAGAAGAATTAGGTGCTATAATAACTGATATGGAGACAGAAGACCCATTCTCAGTGAACGGTGTCTTAGATACTGCAGCATGGGCAAGAACTGGTACAACCGGTCCAACTGTAGGAGAAAGTTTAGTTAAGGCTGGTCATAAGTTAAGACGAGCTGATAAGAATAGAATACAAGGTAAGATACAAATACATGAGTATTTAAAGGTTAGAGAGAACGGTAGACCTAAGTTACAGATATTTAATACATGTCCTAACTTAATAAGAGAGTTACAGTCTATACCGTTATCTAAAACTAACCCTGAAGATGTAGACACAAAAGCTTCAGACCACGCATATGATGCACTACGTTATATGATAATGAGTAGACCAAGAATGGAAAACCCATTAGAACGTATTAGAGGTTTGAAACGTGATATGTACAGACCAGTAGACTCAACCTTTGGTTATTAAAATATATGGCAGACAACGATAATACATTTTTAAACGCTAATGATATCTACGAAGAAGTAGAAGGCGAAGCTGGAGTACAGCTTACTCTTGAAGAAGACCAACAAAGAAATCTTATTGGTATTATTAAAGGACGTTATGCTCAAGCTGAAGACGCTAGACAAACTGATGAGACTCGTTGGTTAAAAGCATATGAGAACTATAGAGGTCTTTATGCTAAAGGTGTTAAATTTAGAGAATCTGAAAAGTCTAGAGTATTTGTAAAAGTTACTAAGACTAAAGTACTAGCAGCCTTCGGACAACTTGTTGATGTTATCTTTGGTACAGGTAAGTTTCCTATAGGTATTGCTGAAACTAAAATAGCAGAAGGTGAAACAAACTTTGCACACCTTGATACAGCTAACCCTACACCCGGATTAGAAACTACAGAAGCTGAAATACCTGACGATATTGGTAACAGAATAGATAATCCATATGATGTTGGTTACGAAGGAGATGGTAAAACTTTAAAGCCCGGTGCAAGTTTCTATAACGGTATCTTTGAAGATACTATTGAAGACCAAGCTGAAGAAGCTGGTATTCTTACAGATGGTGTAAGCCCTAACCCACAAGCAATAGAAGTATCTCCTGCACAAAGAGCTGCAAGAAGAATGGAGAAACTTATCCATGACCAAATTGAAGAATCAAACGGTAACTCAGAATTACGAAATGCTCTTTTAGAATCTGCCTTACTCGGTACGGGGATTGTAAAAGGACCATTTAACTTTAATAAGAAACTTCACAAGTGGGATACCGATGAAGAAGGTAATAGAAATTATAACCCATTAGAAGTTAGNNTGGGATTTTTATCCTGACCCTAATGCTACTAACATGGAAGAGTGTGAATATATAATACATAGACACAAGATGAATAGAAGTCAATTAAGGCAACTACGTAATATGCCTTATTTTGATGATGATGCAATACGTAGTGCAATACAAATGGGTGCTAACTACGTAGAGAAAGATTTTGAAAGCCAGTTAAAAGACGATGCTAGAAGTGACGAAGA